CTGTAGTATGGGGGGTAAACCAGCTTGGCGTATTAGATGTGCCAGCAACCGCTATACAAAACTCTAAATTCGCAGCTATAACCGGGAATACAGGTTTTGCCGTAACTAAAACCGGCTCCGTAGTTAGTTGGGGGCAAAGTATCTACGGAATAAGAAGTATTCCCGCAGGTCTTACAGATGTTGAAGACCTTGCTTTAGGTGGTTCGTTTGTGATAGCTAGGAAGTCTAATGGCACTCTGGTTGGGTGGGGGACAAACACAGACGGGTTGCTTAACATTCCAGCAGGATTAAATAGGGTCGTTAACCTATTTTTTGGTTTTTCGTGTGTAGTAGCTGTTAGGGAGGAAGGAGATTATGTTGTATGGGGGACGGGCAGTTGGCCGTCAACCTTTTCCAGCATAGACACAGTGTTTGCGACTACTTCTATGGGTGGGGGCGGTACTCATTACGTACTAAAACTAAACGGAAATCTTGAGCTGCATCGATTTGGATCGATGAGGGTTGTTCACACAGAGGTGGCGGCTATACCCGGCGGAGGAGAGTTTGCGCTGAAATTTGACGGAACGGTTGTTACCATCCCACGCCAATAATAATAATAATTTATGTTAAATTTTCCAGATTCACCAACAGTAGATCAAATATACCCACCAACAACAGACCCCGCGATTGAGGGGCGTCGTTGGATTTGGGACGGAAGCGTATGGTTAAATTACTCGGCTTCGCAACCCTATACGCTGCAAATCTACAATGTAACAAACCTCCAGCCAGAGCTTGATAGCAAGATAGAGAAGCAAGCCACGGATACCACTCCAGTAAACGCGATTCGCTGCGTTACCCAAGTCGAATACGACGGCATGACAAAAGACCCGAATACAATCTATTTTATAAAACAATAATATGCCTACCGTTGTAAAAGCCTATTTAGGAACAACCCCGCTCTTTACAGGAGACGCAGGAGCCAGCACCGCGTGGGTTCGGCCCACCGATTGGATTGCGCTTCCTTCTGCCGAGGATAATTCCGTTAAAATACTGCACGCCGTTTTTGACCAAGCTGAAAACTATGTGGTGATAAAAATGCAGACCAATGATAACTCTGCCTACATAATCAACTGGGGCGACGGAAATATCACAACAGCATTAAGTCTTACAAATATAACCTATAACTACAGTTACAGCTCTTCTGCTTTGGACGGGACCTTAACTTCCCGAGGATACAAGCAGGCGATAATTACAATAACCCCCGTGGGGTCAGCGACATTTACTTTTTGCGACTTGGGGCAAAAAATTACTTCCCCCGCAGGAATGCAAATGTATGCCACAGGGTTACTCGATGTTAATATAAATCTGCCTAGCTTAACGGCGGCGCAAAGATTGCTCATTGGCTCGTCGGCAGTTCGTCACGCCTATCTGGAACGAGTTTATATCACCTCTTGGGGGCTTAATAACAATGTGTCTGGCTTGTTCCAGTATTGTCCCGCGCTTCAATCGCTGAACGAGACGGAGTGGAATATGGCGAACATAACGAGCGCTGCAAGTATGTTTTTTTCGTGCAGTGGCATAAAGGTAATCGACGGCTCGAACTGGAACATGGCAAAAGTCACCACCTTTTCGGATATGTTCAGAGATTGTCAGACTATTCAAAAGGTAAAATGCGCGAACTGGGTCACATCGACAACAACAAACATCACCAATATGTTTTTTAGTTGTGTCGCTCTTACAGAGGCAGATGTGAGCAACTGGAATACGGCAAACTGCACGAGCTTTTCGTATGTTTTTGGTGGGTGTCGATCTCTGTCAAAGGTGAATGTGCGTAATTGGAACCCTGCAAAAGTTACCACAATCAACAATATGTTTGATAACTGTGTCGCATTGCAAGAAGTGGACTTGTCGCTCTGGAGCCTTCCGTTATGCACGAATGCAACAGCGGCTTTTTTAAACTGCCACTCATTAAGAAAGCTGGGGCCGTGCAATTTTAATAGTGTAACAACACTTGGAACAACATTTAACAACTGCCGCTCGCTGACATCATGCACCGTGACAAGTTTGAGGGCGACCGTGGATTTTACAAGTTGCCGATTAAGCAACGCGGCCTTAAGTCAAGTTTTTACAAATTTAACTGGTGGGGCGGCATCAAGAACTATAACTATTACTGGAAACTACGGCGCGGATACTGCGATCAGTAAGACTACTTGCGGAACCACAGCGGGTTCAAAAACTGTAACTCAGTCAAATACTTCGAGCTTGGCGGTTGGAATGAGAGTTCTTGGGACTGGAGTTAATACTGCTGTGGCAGTTACTTTCCAAGACGCTGGCGATACTGTTACCCGTGCAGGCCATGGGTTAGCTAATGGCACTATAGTTTCTTTTACAAGCATAACTAGCACAACGGGAATAGCTGCTTACATACCATATTATGTGATTAACGCTACAGCTAACACATTCCAGTTGTCAGCAACTTCTGGAGGGGCGGCTATTGCTTTAACCACAGACGGCAGTGGGAGTATGCTTTACCCCGCCTATATCACAGCAATTACTACAAACGCATCCTTTCAAATAAGCGCCCCAGCGTCGGCCACTGGAAGTGTGACGCTCACAGCGCGAATTTTAGACACCTACCCCGCGATTGCGAAAGGCTGGACTGTAACTGGATAACTTTATGGACGACACTTCAGGATTCTACAAACTAGACGAAGGCCAGCTATTATACGGGCCTAATTTCGTGAGTAACGCAAATTTTGAGTTGAATAGAGAGTCTAAAGCCGAACACACCTACCCTGTTGATGGGTGGTATTGGTTTGACAGCGAGTCTGAAGCAAAGAAAGCATTACTGTGAGCAACGAAATGGTCAGAAATCAACGAGGCGTGAAACTATCTTACGGAGAAGCGTTTTCATTTGTAGCAGTTTTAATCGCGGGCTTTTCCGCATTCAGCGGGTGGGTTGTCCTGCCTGAGAAAGTTATCCACTTGCAAAAGGAAAACGACCGCCAAGATATGCGGTTGGGCCAGATCGAATCCGTTGCCGCCGAGCGAGCCGAGACTTTAGTGAGAATTGACGAAAGAACTAAACGGATCGAGGAAGCTCTGAAACGACTCAACCCATGAGAACTACCAATTTACTACTAATTGCTACTATTTTGGTAGCTGGCGGGTGCGTATCCGTTCCAATTCCACCTTTTGGAGATCAGATTGGCGAGATGGGAACTCTTAAAGTTTCCCTAAAAGTTGACTATCTACCAAAACAAAACCAACAAGCCTCAAGCCCGGCGCTGGACTATGCTTGGGACAAACTAATAAAATCCAGAACACTAAAAGACAAATGAAAAACATACTAAACATTATCACGCAACGATTTGGGGAAAATAGCACATGGAGGGGGCTAATTTTGGTCGCAACGGCTTGCGGGCTTCAGTTGGAACCCGCTCTTCAAGAGCAAATTGTGGCGTCTGGATTGGCGCTGGTAGGCTTAATAAACATTGTCCGTAAAGGGAAATAAATGGCTCCTGACCAAATCCAGAAAATGCAACGCAGAATTGGCGTTGTGCCGGATGGGTTTTGGGGGCCACGGAGCCAGGCGCGTTGTCGCGATCACTTGCGCCAAATGATGCCGGCTCCAAACCCCTGGCCTTATTCTACACAGGAAGCCTTGCGCGAATTTTATGGGCAACCAGGAGACGAATCTAATCTGGTTGTAATCGAATTTCCGTTTCCGATGTTTTATGCTGGCAAGCGCGTATTAAAATCCCGATGCCATCTTAAAGTAGCGGCGTCGCTAAAGCGGATTCTAACTGAAATTGGAAATCTGTACTCGAACGAAAAAGAAATCATAGAAGAAGCCGAAGACTATGGCGGGATTTTTAATTTCCGGCATAAGCGCGGCGGAACGACTTACTCTGTACACTCATGGGGCGCGGCAATTGACTTGGACGCTGACGATAACTCGTTTAAGGATACTTGGCCTTTAAAGGCTGATATGCCGCTGGAGATCTGCGAAGCCTTTGCAAAGGAAGGCTGGACGAGCGCCGGGCCGTTTTGGGGATACGATGGAATGCACCACGAGGCTTGCAAACCAAGATAGCATTTTGCGTTTTCTGTAACTGCCGAGACGATTGACAAATAAGCAGGAAGCATATTAAATCCGACTCGATGAACACTATGGAATCACTCGCCGAAGTTGACACCAATACCCTCGAAGCCGCGCTGGAAGCCGCAATCTCTGGCATTCCTGCATCAGATGAACCCCCCACACAAGAAAATGAGCCTATTGTTAATGACGAGCAGGCTGATAACGAAGTTGTTGTAGAAAATGAGCAGTCGGAATATGTCGAATCTGACGATACCGAATCCGAAGCAGAGGCCGTAGCAGAGGAATCGCAGGAAGCGGATACGGATTTTGAATCAGAAGCCGAAGTGATTCACGGGCATTGGGCAGAGGATGAAAAACTAGCGGCGCAAATCCGCGATAATAATCCTGACATCCCACTTGATACCGCCCTCGCGCTTGCCAGGGCGCGGCTCGGCTACACTGCCAACGCCGATCAGCCCGACGAGCCTGAAACTCAAGAACCCTCGCTAGACGATCAAATCCAAGCAATCGAAAACGCTTTGGAAGAAATGGGCGCAAACGAGGGGCTTTTTACAAAAGATACTGCCGATCTCACAAAGCAACTTGCTAGGCTGGTTTCCCAAAAAGCTACCCGCGAAGCGATAGAAACGATACAAATCGAAAACACACAACGCCGCGAACAAGAGATTGCTGACAAAGAATCTGCTCGATTGACGAGCCTAATGCAAGACAGCGTTCAGCGCGTTTATGCTATGTCGCCAGAGGCTGAAAACAGAAACTCTGCAATTGGCCGTGCCATAGAACAACAGATTAAAATTTGGACGGCTGAAAACTCTGCCGATCTACACAAGCCAAATACTCCTGAACTGGTTTATTGGGCTGCACAATCACTTTTGCCACCCGAGAGCCGAGTGTCCGCTGTTCCTCGCGAACAGCCTAAACACGCCCAGCCGGCCTCGATAACAAAACAAGCTCAAGTCCAAAAGACGAGCGAAGCCACAGCCGCGATCCCGATTGCCCCTCCCGTTCCAACGGTGCGGGCGTTGCCGGTATCAGCTATGGCCCGGACCGCACAACCCGACTCTATTAACCTCAACCCGTCCCAAGTGGGACAACTGGTTAAAGATGCGTCAAAAGACGATCTTGCCGCGATTGAGGAAGCTATCTATGGCGTTTCGGGACGCGATGTCCTGCTTCGCATCTGATTTCTCTCGCGTCGATTTCGTGACGCTCCAGGCCAGTTTTTAAACACAAACTAAAACCCATTGCCGAGACAATCGGCAATTTAGAAAACAAAAATTATGGCTAGTTACGAAAAAATCAATGCACAAACACTGTCGGAAGTCCTTGCCCGCTCACCCGAGGCCGCACGCGTCGCGTGGGGCGAGCTTGCTATCCGCAAATCAAACGACTACTCCGAACTCTACAAATACCTCGTTGGGCCTCTCGGCTCCGGCAAGGCGTTCATCGAGCATAGCGACCTGAAAATCACTGCAGGCAATCGCGTAGTTCTGCCCCTGGTTGGCGGAGCGCGTGGCGGCGGCGTTCAAGGTTCCGGGGATCGTATCGGTAAAGAAAAGAAACTCGTTCCAAAAGACTTCGATTTCAAAATCGGACGCTGGTGGGATGGTTTTGCTATCAACAGCGTGGCCCTCAACGAAACCGTCATTGGTTCCAAGTGGGATCGTGCCGCTTCGCAATTTCTTCAACGGAATCTCGGCATCAAAAAAACCGACGATATGCTTTTGGAGCTTTTGGTTCGCGCCAACGCCCGCAATACGATCCGCCCGAATAGCAAAGCTACTCGCAACGATCTTCGCACCCTCGATGTCTTCAGCACCAGCACCGTTACTCGCGGGCAGTCCACACTGACTTCTCTTGGAGCCAAGCCTGTAACTCTCGCGAAATCGAGTGCCGGAGCAGACATCCGTATGTTTACCTTCTTGGGAACTCAATTCTCGCTGGAAACCTTGAAAAATTCTTCGAGCTACCTTGAGGCTGCCCAATACGCCGAGGAGCGCGGAATTAAGAACAGCCTGTTCACTGGCGACATCATGCCATGGAACGGCAATGCCATCTATCAATGGAATGTTGAAGACCCCGAAGACATGGCCCCAGCCGGATGCCCCCTCTCCGCTCGCGCCTACCTCGGGAATGCAATTGCCAGCGGCACATCCGCAGTTGACATCAAGGGTGGAGGCAGCGCGTCTAACGCCGCCGATACTGATGTTCAATACTTTGGCTATTTCAGCAACGCTCCTATCGTTGGTTGCGAAGGCTCCAAGCGTGCCGCTGACACCGCTACCGAGCGTTATGTCGCAATCCTTAACCAAACCGGCGCGAACGCTGGCAAGGTCATGTTTGCGAGCTACAAGGTGAATAATGGCAACAAGCTCACGATGTTCAAGCGCCTTGGCGCTTCTGCGTCCGGCGACCAAGCCACCACCGTTGGCAACATCACTTGGGGTTCTGGAAGCTACGGCGGCGTGAGCTTGACCGATTCTGCTCCCGAAGGATCGCTCATGGTCGAAGTGAATAGCTACGGCGTTCCTTTCGGCTATGTCCTCGCCCTCGGTGAAATGGCCGGCATCATGGGCCACGGCTCGATTGATGGCAAGAGTGCTATTGCTAAACGCACCGAAGAGCATCGTAACCACGACATGGATCATGCTATCGGACTCGAAACCACCTTTGGTTCTCGGGCTTTTGAGCGCATCGACGGCCAGGTTGGCGGTTATGCTCTCGTGGAATGCGCTCTCGCGCTTCCCGGCTTCGCAGTTGTTTAAGCAAGAATGAAATTATAGGTGGGGCGGGTAAAACCGCTCCACCTATTTTTCTAAATAGGAGGAAATCTTATGATGGGACAAAAACCAAAATCAAGTCAGCCTTGGAATCATAAAGGAATCAAGTCAGGTACGCCAATCACACAACCAAGATTTAACACAGGGCCAGAAAACATTCCCGGTTCAGGATTCAAAAAAAAACCAAGCAGTCCTTTTGATGGGTTGGTAAAACCAAAACCTAAAATTAAACCGCCGAAAGGCGCTCAACAATTTGTGTCGGATGTTGCCAGAGAAGACGGAAGATATGTTCCAGCGGCAGATCAATCGCGGCCAGTGAAACCTAACACAAGCAAGCCAAATAGGTATTAGCAAACCCAAAGCAAAAACCAATAACTTATGGGAAATACAAAAAAACCAAGCCAAAGTTTTTGGTCTACAGAGGACTTGCAGGATATAGCAAGCCATTATCCGACTAAAGACTTCAATCAGTATAGCCCTACATACAATCAAGATGTTTACGAAAAAACTCCGTTAAATTCTGATGTTGTAAGAAAAGGATACTTATCTAAAGACTCAAAAGGAAACATAACAAAAGTTCCAGGCAATCCAAACTATGGCAAAGAAAATTCAGTAGTCTCCAACAAGCCAACGGTAGCAGAAGGCGGAACATACCAAAAAGAAGGGGTGGACAAATATGGCCGAGCTTTACCCGCATCTGGCTCAAAGATAACCACAGACGCGACAGGACGGCAAACGCAATGGGACAGTCGCGGTGAAGGGACGCCGAAGCCCGCATCTGGCTCGAAGATAACCACAGACGCGACAGGACGGCAAACGCAATGGGATTCTCGCGGCGAGGGGACGCCAGCTTCAAAACCAAGCCAAAGTTTTTTACCAAAGAGCGGACGCGATTGGGACAAAAATCCTCCGACCAGCGATGGCGATGTTATTCGCTATGAGAAAGACATTGGTATGCCGAAGGGTATCGGGATGATGGACATTGAAAAAATGCCAGAAGGCCCAGCTAAGCAGAAGGCGTTAAAAGATAATGCAGATTTTCATAAGCAAGCCGACGCGAAAAGCGGGGGCCAAGGCTTAACATCTATGCCGAATCGCGCACAGAAACCTAAAGGGGAATCTGATGCGACTGCAAAAGCTGCACAAAAAGCCGCCGGACTCCCTTCCGCATCCGGCGGCGAAAATTTTCGCCGTGGCGAAAATCGCAGCGGACGCGATTGGGACAAGAACCCACCAGTAAACGACAGCGATGTTATCCGTTACGAGAAAGACATTGGTATGCCGAAGGGGATTGGCTTGATGGACATTGAAAAAATGCCAGAAGGCCCAGCTAAAGAGAAGGCTATGAAAGCCAACGCAGATTTTCACAAGCAAGCCGACGCAAAAAGCGGCGGACTCCCAGCGGCTGGATCAAAGATAGCTGGAAAACCAGGAGCGGTTGCTGACGGCAAAGGCGGGTTCTCGTATCCTGGCGGCGGAGGGAAACCCCTGAATGAAAATCCATTTTCAGGAATACCTAAACTTTCCAATCAAGGTCAAGGAAGTACAAGTAGCGGGGCCGGTGGAGGGAGCGGGGCCGGAGGTGATGGTGACCCAACTAACTTGATAGACAACCTTGATACATCATTGCAAAACACGAATCCTTTTAATGGTTCTGCTCCAAATAATGGATCGAGCCAAGGCTCCTCACAAGCCAGTAATGGCGGCGGCTGGAATAACGGAGGAGGTATGGGCGGAGGACAGGGAGGTGGACAGGGCGGTGGCGGCGGAGGACAAATGGCCGGCGCTTTAATTGGATACTTGAAAAAGAAAAAAGAAGGCTTGGTTTAATATGAACAATAATACACAAAACATCGAAAAAAACATCGTAGTTGTACTAGAACTAACTGAATCCCCCGTCAGTCCAGTTTTTCCGATACCTGGGGCAAACGGCAGTGAGATAGGACTGATGACTTTTTGCCCTGTCCGCAACCGGCATTGCCTACGAATGCCACTTGAAGTTTATCGAAAACACAAAACCAACATCGCGATGGCCCGGCGAAGGTTTTTTCAAATCGTTTTTGACATTGAAATTAACGAACCAGCAGAACAGCCGATTGAAATTGCGGAGCCAAAGACCGCAGAACTAGAAGCTGAAATCGCACAATTTCAAAAAACTAAAAAACGGGGACGGCCCGCAAAAGACACAATCATTGAGCAATGACAACCGCTGACGCCCGAGACGATCTGCTTACCATGATCGGGATTGAGAATCCCGCTCACGCGAGCGAGTCTATTTTAAAGCGAATTAAAGGCGACATCAATCTTACGCTACAAAAGATATGGACGATGGCCTCGCCTTGGTGGAGTTATGGGAAAAGCGGAGGCATTCTCAAGGGGCCATTAGCGATTTCAGGGATTGAGGCTACGCTAGGCAGCACAAATATATCTGATCCCGGCTCGCAAATTGACGGCTCGATGATCGGCCAAACTATTCGTTTAGGCGATGATCCATACGACAATGAACTTGCAAACTATGATGCCGCAACAAAAACAGGTGCTTTAATGCGACCTTACGCGGGAGTAACGACAACGGACGCAAGCGGACATTTTTTTACCGATACAATTATTCTCCCGGATAATGTAATGAGCGTAATTCCGCCGGTACTGATTTATGGGGAGCATGAATTAAAGCCACTGCGAAGCCAGCGTGACATTATGAGCTTTTCAGAATCCATCAACTACAGTTCGTATTCTGAATCTTCCGTCGGGCCATCAAGTACCATTATCGCCGAGAATCGAGATATTGATGTTCCCGTTGGTTTTTACATAGAAAATTATCGGAGGGCTTCCGGCAAAACAACTTTGCGGATGCGCGTTTCGCCATTGCCCAATAAGGAATATGTTTTGCGTTACGATGTTCGTTATGGTGCGCCTGAAATTGCGGCTTTAGATTCTGCTACTGAAATCCCGATTCCGCAAAATTACACGCATTCAATATTTTTGCCGATATTGCGCTATCAGTTCTCGACTTGGAAGCATGTTAATCTTGGCAACCAAGGCAATGAATACAAGACTCATTACGACGAGGCCTGGCAGCTATTATCAAAACTTAAACCGCAACCATTAGCTGTTGGACGGGTTAAGATTGTTTATTAAACATGGAGTATCGTTTAATCAAGAGTTTCCGGGGAATTGATGTTGGCACGGAATCTAGTGACGCCGACGAGCGAGCTTTATCGTACGCAGAAAATATAATCTTGCGGCCCCGAGGAGCGATTAGCCGGCTTCCCCCCCTTAAAAAGGTTTGGGGATTCGATCAAATACAAAACTACAAAACTGATCTAGGAATTGTTGACGCCGATAAAGCGTGCTTACTAAAAATCACGCAACCAAAAGGCACGAACAATATTGAGATAACTTTTCTTTTAGTGCATGATTTTGTTAATAATATTCCGCTGGGAATTTTTTGTGCGAGCAACAGCGCGGAGAGCCAAAACGAAATTTCGCTGGATGATTTAGGCCAGTTTGCTACAACGACCCCACTTGCAACAATTCAGGTTCTAAAAAAAGGGTTATCCGAAAAAGCCAGATGGTTTTTTTATTCTTTCTTCGACAGCGTAGTGATGGGAAATGGGAT